CCCTTACTTATGTTTCTCTGCCAAAGCTTCATTCATCTTACGTAAGTACCACTCAGCCTTCTTCATGTCTTCTGCAGGCTTCTGCTTATAACGATAGCGATGTTGGTACTTAATCATATTGCCATGACAGTAGGCAATAAAACCATCAAGCCCTACGACTTGTTTGATATAGTCAATGCACTCAATCCCACCCATGTTGTAATGGGCGGGACGATGTACAGGGTCAAAGTGTTCAACTTCTGTGCTGCCTACTTCTTGTTTGAGATAAGTTTCTTTAATCATGCAGTCACCAGTTCAGCTGAGGTATAAGGTATGTGAAAGAATAGTTCACCCTTCTGTATGTACCTACCCTTAGCTTCAGCTAAACTTTCTTTTGTTAGTAGAGTATCTTTGATACGCCAAGCTTGCTTCATGTCTTCACGGAATACATAGAAGTTTAACACACCATTAGTACCCTCATACTTATCTAGTAGGCGTTGCTTACGCTCAGGGATACGGATCTCTTCCCAATGCGCAGGCCAATCTTCTTTCCAGGCTACCTTTACTTCAGCCTCATTGAAGTATGTGTAGCCATCCTTCTGAGATACTACATCAACAAAGTAGTTCTCTTCCGTATTCACAATGGTGTGGCCCTTGGTTTCTAGTAGATCTACTAAAGTATCTTTAGCTTTCTTGTCGTAAGCTTGATACAATGCACGGTTAAAACTTTTACGTACTGGTTTCATAATTGTATTTCCTCTACACTAGGTCTACGATTTCACAGGAATCACCAGAACAAGCTAATGTCTGACTACCTGCAGTGTTGTCTTCTTTCTCATAGTTTGATAGTAATGTCCAGTCAATATCCTTAGGCATACAAGACAACAATGTTTTATAGTCTGTCCTAGAACAATCTTGGTAAGGTGCTTGCTGATACGTATGCTCATTGAAAGGTAGGAAGGATACACCAGACATCTCATCGAAATGCTTATGTACAAATGCACCTACTTCAAACCACTCAGCATTTTTAACGTTGATAGTCACCGATGGCTTATGCTCACACCACGATCTTTGATAAGCTAGCCACATGTCTAGTTGTTGTATGGCTGACATATCTGCAGTGACTACTGCTCCATCAGGAGACTTCATAGGGAAGCTGAACACAGTAGTCTGATCAGGCTTCATTACATCTGGTTGACTAGGTACACCCTGATCTTTCATGAACTGTGTCAAAGGATCTTTGTTGTCACCACGCACAGTACGAATATAATAGGCTGAATGACGAGCGTGAATACCAGAGGCGGAATCAACAAGTTGTGATACCGTGCCTGAAGGTTTAACACAGCTGATAGCAGTAGCAACAGGGATGTCAAGAAGCTTAGCCCACTCAGCATTAGTAGCAACAGAGATAGATTTAAGATGCTCAAGAGTTTTATCTAACCCCTCATTTTCAGTTGTCATTAAAGGATTGTCCATGATGCCTGTCAGTGACACACCTAACAAACGTTCTTCTTCTGTATTCTTCTGCCAGATCTTACGCAAGTAAGGAAACTTAGTGTAAGTAGACTGGATAGTACCAAGGATAGTAGCTATACGAACCTTCTTGGCAAGGCTAGTAACATCATCTGTAGAACGTACTACAATTTCTGTAAGATTACAGAACTGATTTGGTCGTAAAATTATCTCGCTGCAAGGATTTGTCCCGAACTCATAGTCAGCATCACGTCTACCATTCTTAGCTGCTTGATTCTTAGAAGCCTCACGATTGAAGATACCACGCTCACCTGAGCCTGACTCAACCAATGCCATCCACTCACGCATGAATGATAAGCTGTCAGGTTTGTCAGTGTATGCCACAGAGTTGTTAGCTAAGGCACGTTGTGGATTGTTATCCCACCATGCACCAGACTTAGCGTGACGCATCTTGTCATCTGACATGTTAGACAGAGAGATCATAGCAGACCTACGTACACCACCTACTACAACTACCTCACCAATCTTACACATAACATCGTGACACTCAAGAGATGATAGCCTACGACCCTGTGCTTCCTTGAAGGTATGAACGACAAAGTTAAACAGATCAATCAATGGTGCTGGACCTGAGGCACGACCACCGAATGTTTTTAGCCTTGCACCAGCAGGTCTAACTCTGCTAGTATCCCACTTAGGAACCTCACCGCTGTACAGGAGTGCAATAACTTGACGAAGACCCTTAGCCCAACCCTCTTTACTATCCCTGATGACTATTGTAGTCTCGCTCTCAAAGAGTTGAGGCACATCTGGGAGCTTACTGATGAACTGTCGCTCGACACTGAAGCCAACACCAGTCCCACAGAGGAGGATAAACATAGCCTCATCAAAGGCCTTCATGTCATCGACAGGTAGGTAGGAACAGTTATAACCCGCTGTATTGTCACGCATAAATGCTGGACCAGCTGTCATCAATGCTCTCATAGAAGGCATGCAACCTAAGCTGAGGATAGAATCTTCTATCTCTTGTACTAACTTTGTCATCTTAGGTACAGTAAGGTTAGCCTTCTCAAGGGCTGGACGTACTACGTTATCAGTGTAACGTGTGACTGTCTCACTCCAAGTTTCACGCCGGCCTTTTTCATCTAGCCAACGTGCGTAACGTGACTTGTGTATGAATGTTTGGTAGTCGGTAGGTAGATAGTTACTCATCTGTTGTCTCCATTTCCTTTTAGTGTTCCTCTTGCTTCACGTCCGTCTAACTTACTTACGTTCTCTTCTATCACTTCACCTAGATTAGAACCGTAGTAGTTAGCCAAGGCTGTAACGTAAAACACTACATCGCCTAGCTCCTTGACGATATCTTGTTTAGTAAACCTAGACTTGTCTCTGATAAGTTTCTTAACTTTCTCAGCTACTTCTCCAGCTTCACCAACAAGACCTAGTGTATTTTCTACAAGACGTTCATCACTTGAGGTTAAGATCTTAGTCTCAACCCAATCACTGTACGTCTTCAATGGATCTTTGTCTTGATCCACTGCACTTAAGTATCCCATACTCATTAGATCATTAATGTCTATCACAGATTTAGTTCTGTCTGAGTATCATTGGAGGAGTCTAAAGATTTTTTTAACTCAGTTGTTTTCATTTGTTGTATAGCTTGCACACTCTGAAGCATATGGTTGAGTAACGAAGAGGTGTTCATACCTAGGTTCAAGGTGTTTGTAATCTTGATCTGATCTTCACTGAAGTTATCAGTATCATACTCTATATCATCAAGGGTTATCTTAGTCATTCTGTCTTACCTCACAGTCGGTTACTTGGATATCATCTATCTCATATAGATGATCTTGAATTACCTCACCTATTACAGCAAGATTATAGTCGTGGTCAACCTCTAAAAAATTTGCTTTAGGGTCAACCTCAATGGTTAAGTTAAGTTCAAATTGCACGGTGAAAGTCCCTAGTTATATTTAAACGGTAGGTATAGTCAAGCATCGTTTGCATCATAGTTTATAATTAATGGGTCAATGTTTGACTCAAAATAAACCTTCCACTCGTATGCATCTGCATAGACTTCAAAGTAAAAGTCTCCGTCAAACAATCCCTCATCATCCTCAGCCTTACAAAGCATACTATACTCTGCATCATCAGGCCACTCATTACTATCGGGACACTCATCTCTAGAGACTGGGCCTTTTAGTATATCCCAAATTTTTATACTCATTTTTTCCAGTTCCTTAGCAGTTCCATATAATGGTCCATGCCTACCATGATAATCCAAGGTTGTCTATCGGACCTGTAAAAAACTACTGGCTCACCCTTACCATGTTTACCTGCTTGATCTATGTAACTGTAAGCAGTTTTCATTCCAGACTTACGCCTCTTAACCTCAATGCTAATTGGCAATGTCTTTCTGGCAGAAGGTGATAGCTGTATGTCTTCACCGCCATCACCCATAGTAGTGCTCTTGATGTCATCGTTCTCAAACTCAGGGAATGTTTCTAGTAACCTGTCCCTAACTTCTTGTTGACCACCCCTGCCCTTAGCCTTAGCTGCTCTAGTCATGACTGATCATAGCCATGAAGGTTTTTCCATGACAGTGTAGTCACCCCAACCTGTGCCATAGTCTACATCTTTCTCTGCCTTAGCAATTACAGCCAAAGTTTTATGTAGTTGGGCAGTAGCCCACGACATAACT